GGCCCGTAAGGGCCCCTAAGCTACACCGCAACTTGGCGGCCTAGCTATGGTGTTGGTTCAGGACATTTGTAATTGCTTACAAATGAAACCGGATTTGCATCTGAGGCTAGTCACCGTCCCCCATCGAAAGCTTTCTCCCATCCGGGATTGGGCAATGTTTTGGGCTGAATCTTCTCTAAAACTAAAAGGTTTTAGATGGAATAAAGAAGATTCATATTTCATTTGGTGACTAGGAGCGACTTGAGCAATAAAGCCGTTTCTACGATCTGATGATTTATGAGTACTCTCCATCAAGATCGGGGAGGACAGGGGGTCATTGAAGATTCAGTAACGAATCATAACCCTTTAGCCCTTGAAAGAGGTGCCTACTGCTCGGACCCCTTTACGAAGAGGTCCGGAAACAGAAGAAGAATAACATGCTAAACCTACTTCAAGCCTACAAGAACCAACGTTCGTGGCTAGAGCAAGTGAAGCGTAGTTATTCTTGGCAATTCGCCGTAAAACGCGAGTCAGCTTTAGTCGGCTTCTTAATTAAAAGTTGCCGGCTATTGCTAGGGAAAATGAGTCGTTCGTGGGTATTAGCGATCCTGTCTTTTAGCAGAGAATGCATAAGACTTCGCCGACTCTCGGGCTCAAAGGGTCTAGCCCTTTATCTTAAGACGTGCTCAGTACTACTAATGAAATACTGCGCTCGTCAAGAGTTAAAGGATTTAGGACCTTTGAAATCAAGAGTAAGTCGAACCAAGTCAGGGATTCCTCGTATTGTGGTCCCATACCACCGCGAGAGAATACGTAAGAATGATAAGACTGTTATTCGTCTTTGGATGACTCTATTCGGTTTGTACCGAGTAGTAGAATTCAAAGGGAAGTTCAGTCTGAAGACCATTACGTCTCCCTTTCGAGGTAAGGTTAATACAGATACAACTTATCTGATCGATTGGTTTGTAAAGAATTTACAAGTTAAGCGATTAAGAGGTTGGTCTGTATTACCCTTAGTGAGATCGGGACCCCTGACCCAACAAGGGAGGAAGAAGGGACCTCATAAAGGTATGGTAGAAAGTTCTGGAAAAGCCGAGCCGAAGTGGATAGGTCGTCAGACCTCCATTTCTGTTTGTGCTATTCAGGCTTATGCCATAGTTAATGAGTTTCCTTGGATCCTGAATGTGATGGATTCGTTACAAGCTGTAATTAATCCTATCTACTCAGGACTAATTTCCGAAGAGATTCGGAAGTTAGCCAAACTCGGTGAAACAGGTCTGGTCTTTGGACGTCCCATGGGAAAATTGGGGACGAAAGAGGAACCTGGTAAGGTCCGTGTCTTTGCGATGGTTGATTATTGGACACAACTGTGTCTGAAGCCGCTTCATGATGGAATATTTGCAATCTTGAAGACGATTCCTCAAGATGCGACATTCGATCAGGATGCAGCAGTCTGTAGAATTGCACGGGAGGTCGGAACTGGCTATTGTGCTAGTTTCGATCTCTCTGCAGCTACAGACCGACTTCCGGCTCAGTTGCAGTCGGTAATCATCGATCGTATTTGGCCCGGGGCCGGGGCTCCCTGGCTGGAGCTCCTGACGTCGAGAGCGTACTCAGTTCCAAGGAGATATGCAGGTGTCGGCGCAACAGTATCCTATGCTGTTGGACAGCCGATGGGTGCATATAGTTCTTGGGGCATGTTGGCGCTAACGCATCATTACCTTATTCAATTAGCTGCTTGTGAGGCAGGGTTCCGGGAGTGGTTCACTAAGTATGCCGTTCTTGGTGACGACGTGGTCATTTGGGATGATCAGGTCGCTAAGAGCTATTTAAAGTTGATGGATGATGTTGGAGTTGAAATCTCTTTTGCTAAGTCCCTAGTTTCATATAATGGGACTTGGGAGTTCGCGAAGAGATTCTACGCTCAAGGAATCGATTGTACGCCGATGCCTCTTAAAGAGGCCTCGGCGGCAATTCGGTCTTTTGATGCGTTGCTTCAATTGATTTTGAGACTTGGTGGAAAAGTGAAACCTTCAATGATGTTAGGATTCCTCGGGAAAGGTTATAAGGTGAAGGGAGCTTTGATGAAACCCTTAGATAAATTATCTAATAGTGTCGTCAAAGTCCTGATCTTTATGGCTCGACCCGGGGTTTCTAATATATCATTCGGGACGTGGGCGGAATGGATCGGTATAAAAGCTATCGGAGTGAGTGACCTGAACCAACCGTGGAAACAGTTCATGAGGACTCTATTTGGGGAAGTTAATAAGCTCCCCACTCGAGTTTCTCGTGAGCATCTTTCTCGGAAGAGCGCAGGTGACGCACTCTGGGAGTCAGTACTATATCCCTCTTTTCAAGATCGTACTATTAAAGCAGATCAGGAGCAGTTAGAATTACTGCTTGAGGTTCTTTTTATGCCTTTAGTGAGGGCGCAGACCATTGACTTAAATAAGTCAAGGAAACTGCTTCCCTCCATAGAGGTATATAAGGACGCTACGCCTGAAGGTTTTGATATTGCGTTTAAGAAAGTTGTGGAATATATTGCTGAGGCATCAAAGATAGAACCCCGTCAGCGGAACTTCTGTATTAATAGTGCAGATGATTCGCTTGCAGGGTCACTAGGTTGGTGGTCTAAAGTATTTGATTTATTTCATTCCCCGCCACCGCGGAAGAAGTTTGTCCGAAAACCGATAAAGCTCGATCTTGGAGGTTCTTCTAGCCGGGGATGGACCGGGGAGGTCTTCGACCGGGATCGAGTGGAGTCCCTTGTTAACAAGGGTCTGAGACCTGATCTAGCCAGTCTTGTCTTAGGGGGTTAGCGGATGAGCTGATCGTTAAGCTCACCTTCGGAATTGAGAACTCCGATTGAGACTCTCCCGTATGGTCTCCTCAGGAAATGGGTGATACTCCTTAAATGGAGCCCCAGATCTTCCTCTTTAGGAAGGAATGAGTGAGAATCAAGAATTTACCACGCATCTGAGCGCGCGGG